CCCATAACAGTTTAAACTTTTCTGGGCTAACTACAACATCTGAGTCCAGCCATAACAGCCAGTCAGACTTGTTGTTCTCATACCAATACTTAACAATAGTTTCTCTTTGACGACCAATCTGGTTACCCTGACTGCGTAGAGATGTTTCAAACTTTAACCCTGAGTGTAGTAGAACATCTATCATACCCTGAGTGAACTTACCATCGACCATACCATTGTCGCACCAGGCGACTGAGATTGTTTCTTGCATTGTCCCCACCTTTAGTTAGTTACCACTTAACCTTGTCTGCCCAATATGCAGCAGACATCTTGCCTTTAGCAATGTTCTTTGCATGACGTGCTTTAAAACTACGCTGACGAGCACTAGGCTTTCTGTCACCAGTAACCCCTTGCTGACCAAAGCGAATAGTTTTAACCTGTGTACCTTCTTTAGCCACAACTACGTGTGACTTTTTTGGGTGACTAGGTGTGCGTTTAGGCTTGTTAAAGCCTGATACGCCCGCTCGTTTTAATCTTGGGTCAGCCATTTTAATCCTTAGTTAGTGTATCCGTTATCCCACTTGCCAGTTTTTTTAGCCTGCGCTTCTTTCTTTTTCATTGCTGCAATTTGCTTAAGTTCTGCGGCTGTATATTTACTAGGCGCTACACGAACTTTAAGTGGGGCGGTGGCATCTTGCCATTGATATCTTTTCTTGGCAGCCATGTTACTTCTTCTTGCCCATCTTCTTCATAGGCTTCTTTTTAGCCATCTTCTTACCAGTTTTTTTAGCAGCCATCTTGGCTGCTGCCATACCTGCTGGTGTATATGGGAATGACATCTTTCCGACTTTAGGCATTAGATTTGTCCTATCTGTTTCATGACCTCAACGGCTTTTGGGGTTATATCTTTTGCCTTTGGCATAGTGTCAGCATCGTATGCTGTGCCTAAGGTTTCAGATGCTTTATGTGCTGCTTCTATATCTCGCATGTTAGTGCCAGATGGTTGAATACCTTCTGCTCGCGCATCGCGGTATGCCTGTAGTTCAGAGTTCCATTTCTTATCTGGAATATCCCTAGCAGCATCACCAGTATTCAATTCAAGTGTTTGTACTTTGCAACCAAAGCAACCTTCTACATATGTAGGATGCTTCTGTATTTTATGTAAACTCATATTGCAGTAAAGTTTGCTTCTGTTACTCCGATACCGCCAGCAATAAGGGCTGCCTTAATTGCTTCACTTACAGTATGGTTATAACCACCACGATAGATTTCTTGATAGTCATCTAGTTGGTCATCTACTAAATAACGAGTAGTAGAATAAGTTCCACTACTTTTAATAACTGTTAAACCTTTATCTAATTTATAAAACCGAAACAGTCTATGTCCACCTGCTGGACCTTCACGGACTGTTGGTGTCTTAAATATATAATCTGTCATATTGCTCCCTATAATGGACTTACTCCTGAGTAGGGACATTACTGCCCCTACTCAAGCGTCAATCAACTAAGCGATTGATGAACCTGACTCAATGCGGTACAGGGCTTCTTCGCGGTAGCGAGCGAAACCAAGAACACCGTACCAACCCATAGGGCGGTGACGCATTAACTTGTCCACTACTGGACCAATTACTACGTGTGGTTCTTCAGCAACGGCTTCTGCCATTGCTTGCTGTCCTGCAAGAATTGTGCGGTACACCTTTGCAGATGAAGCACCATCAGTTGCATTGTAAAGGCGAGCAGACTCTACGAAGTATGCACCTTCGTATGTTCCGATTTCTCCAGCCCAGATACGGTCTTGTGCAGAGCCGTACTGATTTGGAAGCAACCAACCTGCTGAACCTGTTTCTGCACGAAGGTCGTGTGAAACTTCTGGGTGAATACCGCACCAGTAAAGTGAACCCTTACGAGCAATAGTCTTGTTAGCACGTAACTTAGCAACAGCCTTACGGAGGTTGGCAGAAGATAGTGTTGCAGCAGCAGTAACTGTTGCTGTTGATGTAGCAGTTGCACCAGCGTAGATAACGTTGGTTCCACCGCGTAGTGTTGTCATTGCAACTTGGTCAATAGAATCAGCCAAGTTGAATGCAATGATGTTAGCGATTGCTGGGTCTACATCAGCAAGGCTGAATAGTTCTAGCGCACGAGTAACAAGAACAGAATTACCATACTCATTAAGAGTAATGGTTACTGTTGTAGGGGTTGACATTGCTACTGCATCTGGGTCAGTATCTTCTGTCAAAGCAGTTGTTGCTGCTGAAAGGTCAACGTAGCGTTGTAGAACAACTGTTGAACCTGGAATTGCTTGCTTTGCTGGGCGCTTGTCTGCGACAGAACGAATTAGGGGTTCTGAGCGGAGAGCAAACTCAAGAAGACGGTCATACGCCTTCTGTACTAAACCTGCTGAACCAGCGGTACCTCCTAGTGAGGAAGACCCTGTGGATACGTAGGTATTAGCCATTTTTCACCTCCAAGTGAATTAGGAAACTATGATTAGTTTTGGGACAAGAAGGCAATTAATTCTTCTGCGCTTTGCGCATTGTTTAATTGTGATTCCAAACTTTGTGCCCGTTCAGGGGTCATAGCATTTTGAGTAACAATGTCTTGTTGACGAAGCGTTGCTAAGTTAACCTTGTTATCATTGTCCTGCTGTTCTGTAACCTGTAAACCAAAGAGGTCGCCATTGTCATCGAGCCAGTTATTAACTGATTCTTCACTAATGTCGTCTAAGTCTTTAAGGATTAACCGAACTGCTTTTGCATTGACACCCTTCTTTTCTAGGACTTCTTTGACGGTTCGCTCACGCTGCACCTTGGATAAACCCTCAAGTTGCTCAGTAAGTTCCTTGATACGTTTTTCATCAGCACGTTTAGCCTTGCGTAACTTTTTTAATAAGTCACTGCCATCGCCTGAATAAGTTTCAGTATCTTCGGTTTCGTCTTCTTCATCATCCCAGTAGTTGTTGCTCATAGCAACCACCCTTCTATTCGTTTAGTTAGTCGCAAGCCTCAGGTCAATTCGGGGAAATTGGCTGGCTCTTGCTCTCGGTCTATTACGCTATGTGGGGCCGATAGGTCCACATAGGATTCTTAGTAGAGTTGACCCTTAGTACTTGAGGTCAGTGATGCCTTGTTTACACCAGAAGAACCAGCAAATCTTGCTTGCTCACGTTCTGCTAGTTTGGCAAGTTTGCGCTGTTCAGAGGCTAGGTTCTTTAAGTAAGCACCTTCTGCGTCAGCCTGTGTGTACTTGCCACCTTCAAGAGAAGATAACTTTTTGGCTTCTGGAAGTACAGCAGCAACATTCTTATAACCTGCTGCTGCTTCTGCTTCAGTAAGTCCCATTTCAGATAGTGCTTGAGAAGTACCAATGTCAGCAACTAGTCCTTGACGCATAGCAGTAGAGCCAATTGAGGCTATGTTAACTTTGCTTTCTAAACTTGCTAACGTATCCTTTGGTTCTAAGAAATATGAAACTAAATCTTTATCTGTAATCTGTGGATAGTATTCAGCAAACATAAGACGAACATCAGTTCTATTTTGAACCTGTTCTACTGCCATCTGGACACGCTTCTTAATTTCTAATGGTGACTTGTCTTGTCCAATATACTGGGCTAGTTTTGCTTGAGATGTCTTAGTATCACCAAGTAAGTTATTTAAACCATAGGCACCGAATGTTTCACGATACTGATTCTCTAAACTTAAATAAGTTGCTTCATCATAAACATTCTTGCCAGCATTTCTGCGCTCTTGATTACCAGCAAATCGTTCAGCATATTCTGCAGTACCACGCAACTTTAATGTTGCTTCTGATGAAGGAGTACCAGTTAGAATAAGATTCTTAACCTGTGATAAAAATTTATCATCACCTAAACCATACTTGGTAAACTCATCTTTTAATGTTTGATAAGCAGACTGCCGTTTTTCTTGAATCTCTTGAGTCTTAGCATCTTCAACCATTTTGGCAGAATAAGCATCAGCCTTTGCTTTAGCATCTGCTGCTTGCTTAGCAGTTAAAGTATCTGCTTCTTTAGTACCTTTGCTTAGTAATTCCTTAGAACCATCCTCACGCAACGCGTATATGTCACCTGATTTTGGGTCAGTAAATGTACCAACCGTTTTAAGTGAAGGTGGTGCAACAGTTGTAGCAACTGGTGTAGGTGTAACTACAGCCGCAGGAGTTGGTGTTGTTACATAACCAGGAACATTATTGCTAGCAGCAGCGGCTTGGGCACCTGCCCACCATGCTGGATAACTACCAGTTTGTGCTTTAATTTTTTCGGCTAATGCTTTATTAATAGCGGCGCCACTAGCGCCTGCTACTCCACCAATACCAGTAGAACGTACTGCATTATATTCAGCATCAGTAAGGCTTACCTTGTCTGCACTGTTGATTCCATATGAATCACCATAGTAGCCAGAGGCATTAATACCGCCGCGTTCTTCAATTTGAGCAGCAGTTACATTGCCACTAGCCAGTGCTCTGGCTTCGGCTTTAGGATTACGAACAAAGTTAGGGTCAATAGCCATCGTTTACCCCTGGAATCCAAAGTCGCGTAGTATCTTCAATGTAACATCGCCAACTTTCTCGTGTGCCTCATCGGTGAATTCCCAATCTTTATGCCTCATTAATGCTTCGTCTATTTGCCAAACTGGACGAAGATTTCCTTTTTCATCCTTAGCATTCTGCTGAAACCATTCATCATTCATAGTCATATCTACACGTTGTAACTTAGAGTTAGCACGATTAACTAATGGACTATAGATGGTAGAACGGGTAAGTCCTTGTTTCATAAGATTCTGAACTGATTCTGATTCACCATTTAGGGCTGCTGTTTCAATTACTTTTTTAATAGCAGAAATACTTTCACCAGCATCTATACGTTGTATCCATGCAGTTTGTTGTGCTTTAGTAAAATCTTTATATAGATTTAATCCTTGGTCATTAGCATAGTCCGCTAAGTCTTCTAAAGCCGTAGCGCTAGTACCTTTTTCTAAAGAACCTTTAGTATCAATCTTTAAATTTAAATAACGATTTATATAGGCTGTATTCTTTTCATTAGCACCATCATAAAGTTCTTTAGACCAAGTATTTAATTCTGCTGCAGTGTATTCAATACCTTTAGTGTTTAATTCACGCTCAAGAGCAG